AGAATCGTAATGCAATGAAGATTCATCGCTATTTACGAAGGAAATACAGAAAAGAATCGTAATGCAATGAAGATTCATCGCTATTTACGAAGGAAATACAGAAAATCTTCTGATAAATTAATTGTATTTTCATTATATCCAAAATTCTTCTTTTCCATCACTATCAATGATAATATTTTTAGCCATATTTATTGCTTCATCTTTTTTATTATCATATATTTTAGACATACAATTTTTAACACCTTTTTGTATTTCATCACTTTTTTGATAATCATTATATTTTTGATTTATCATTTGACGACTAAATTTTATTATATCGTGAAATGAACGATTATCATCTTTATTTATATCATTTAGATGATTATTTAATTTATCCATTGTATTTGATATTATATCTTTTAATTTCATTTGAATATATTTATCAATATTATTTTTATATACCATTCCAGAATCATTTGTTTTATCAATAATAACATTTAAATTTATATCATTCTTCAATATTTCTTCTAATAATTCAGTATACATAAATTGTGATATCATAAATCTTGATTTATCTCCAATACTAATTTTTGAAATATCCCATTTTTCATCAAATGGTATTATACTATTTTTCATATTTATTCTAGTAAATACTTCATTATCTCCACGTAAATGTTCTGAATCTAATAAATTTATTATATTTTCCTTCACATTCGTTTCAGAAAATAGTTCTTTATCCACACATAAATTCATTGTATTTTCCTTCACATTCGTTTCAGAAAATAGTTCTTTATCCACACATAAATTCATTGTATTTTCCTTCACATTCGTTTCAGAAAATAGTTCTTTATCCACACATAAATTCATTGTATTATCATTACTATTATTTTCTATATTTTTTTCCATATTCATTTCAGAAAATATTTTTTTATTATCTACATATAAATTTGTTGTATTTTCCTTCATAAACTCTGGAAAATAGCAATGAACCTTCATTGCATTTTGGTTATTTTCTGTATTTTCAGTCGAACATATCAAAGAATCTACACTAAAGTTACAATTCTTTTCTGTATTTGTATTTTTTTTTAAGGTGTAAAAACAATTTATCATAAAATGTTTTTTTAAATCAATTATTAAATTAAAATTTTTATTGCAGTATTTACATATTTTTATATTATTTTTTTCCATATATTTTAATTCTTCAAACAATTCTATTTTATTTTCATAAATAGTACTTGATTTTTTTAAATGTTCAAATTCATTTACTTCTATATTATCATTGTAAGGTATTAAACTTGAACAAAATAATTGATCATCTGACTTAAAAATATTTAATTTATTTTTTTTACATGGAAATTTTCTAATAAAATGTTTTCTTATATCATCAAATAAAGATGATTCAAATTTAAAACATCTATTGCATTTATACTTTATTAGCATATTATTATTAGATGTAGTTATGTTAATGTTATTTTTTATTCTATTATTTATATCATTATTTATATATATATTTTGAATTAAGTTTTTATAAATATTATTTATATATTTTTCTTCAAAAACTTCAGAAAAAAATGATGAACCTTCATTTAATTCCAATTCTTTTCTATAATTATTATTTAATATTTTTAATTTTTGTGTTTTATACCATAATCCTATTTTTTGATTTTTATATACAGTATTTTCTAATGGTATTGTTTTATACAAATCACAATATTCAAATAGTATATTCTTCTTGAATTCCCATAATTCTTCATCTGTTAAACATTTTATATTTATATTTTGAATAACTTCATTATTGATATTATATTTATTAATATTTGTCAATTTATTATCTTTTTTTTTATAATATGTACCATAATTATTATCAATTATTCTTATTTTTTTATTAAAGTCAATATCATTAGTTTTAAGCATTTGAAATGCATTTAAACATATATTTGTATCTTCACACCAAATAAATATATGTGCTATTTTATTTAAATTGTTTGGGTCTATTCTATTTGCTCTTAAAAATCTTTGTATTGTTCTTACATCATTTGAATTATGTCCTAAATAAGTTAAATATATAGAATCACATTTTATAGAATTCACGCCTTCATCCATTATTCTTATTGATAATATTACTTTTAATTCTTCATCATTTGATTCTTGTTCAAAATATAATAATATATCAACCCTATCTTTTTTATTTGTATCACTTATTATCTTTTTTATATTTATTTTATAATAATGATAATTTTCCATTATATAATTTAATACATATTGATATAATTCGCATTCATCTTTACATTTTAAGTAAATAATTGTTCTTCTACAACCTGTTCTTAAAAGTCCATTTATTAAAAATAAACATTTTTTACATATATCTTCATCTAATGATAATAATTCTTCAGGTTGTTCAATAATTACTTTATTATTTTCTACAAATGGTAAATATATAACATAATCACATATATAACCTTCTTTAATTGCATCTTTAAATGAGTATTTATATATAATTTCATGGGGAATAATTTCTTCCATTTGTATTGGAGGTGTCGCAGTTACCAATAATACTTTATTAAACTTTTGAACTAAATCAATGAGACCGTCCAAATTTAATAAATTATGTGCTTCATCAACAATTAATATAGTATCTTCTGATAAATCACAACCTTCTTCAGGATTAAATATTTTAGAAATAACTTCTTCACCAGATTTGAAAGTAGATGAAAATACAGAATATTTATTTAAGTTTTTTTTTATTACATTAAAATCCGTAGTACCATTAATGTCAACTAATATATGATTATAAGTAGGTAAATATTTTTTAATATTATCTAAATTTTGTTCAGTAAGTATTGTTAAAGGACTTAAAATAAAAATATTTTTAAAATTTTGTATTTTTAAAGATTCACAAAATATAATAGTTTTACCTGTTCCACATGGTAAATATAATAATTTAATACCATGCCATTTTTCATTTAATTTATTAATTGCTTCAATTTGATATGGACGTAATTTTATTGATTGATCGTTTATTTTAGATTTTTCTGAAAATGGATTATCTACTTTAATTTCAACTATTTTATTACGATTTATAATATCATTTTTTAATGTTTTTTCTAATTTAGATGTATGATATAAATATCCTTTAGAATCATTGGAAAATCGATTAAACATAACAGATATAAAAGTTCCAATATCATTTGCACATATAGTATTATTCCATAATTTCATTTGTAATCCATGATATATATTCTTATCTTCAAAATGTTCAATAGAAATACCATCTAATCCATATTCTTTTAATATTTGATTATTATTTTTACGTTTTAATCTTAACTCTGATTCACTCTTAAAATATCCAGATTCAATTAAAACTGTATCTGGTATAACAGACCAATGATAACTAGTTTGTTTAAAATCATTTGTATGTTTATTTATACATAAATATTCAAATTCTAGATAATTTGTTTTATTTGTAGACATCAATCATATGTATTAGTAATTATATTTTAAATTGTTTTTTTTATTATAAATAAAAATCTCTCATTATAATGTATATGAAGATAACTTCTAATAATTTTTTTATAAAATTATACAAAGACTTAAATAATATCATAAAAAAAACCAAAATAGATAAAAAAAATATATTTATAAAAAATATAGATATAAAAGAAATATCAACATACTTACATGATAATGATTTTACGTCAAAAAATATACAAAAACATATTGTTGATACTTTAAAATATGGATATGAAATAACATATTTAAACAATACTATTACATATTTTACTTCTAAAAAATCAAATACTATATCTAAATTAATAAAACATATGATGTTTATAATTGTTATATTAAAAAAACTATTTAAAAGAGACTATGATCAAAAATTAATATATTTTGAAACAAATAAAAAAAAAGAATTTCCAGAAAAAAATAATGTAAAAATAACCACATTATCACCAGATAATGTGAATACAGCTGTTACAATGGTTGAATTACATAAAAATGGTAATATTATATTATATAGAAAAGAAGAATGTATAAAGGTATTAATACATGAATTGATACATAGTAATTTAGTTGATGAAAAATTAATATTTACAAATAAAAATACTGAATTTACCAAATTATTTTGCACTAATTATAAAATATTGTTAAATGAAGCATTTACTGAAACAATGGCATGTATAATAAATATTTTTATAATTCATATATTACAAAATTTGTCTAAAGAAGAATTAGATAAAATGTTTATAAATGAGTTCACTTATTCTACTTATATTTGCTCTAAAATAAAAACCTATTATAAAATTGATAAAATAAAAGATATTATAAAAAAAAATGGTCAAAATAAAGAGTGTATTAATTACTTTCCTCAACAAACTAATGTATTTTCATATTATTTTTTGAAAAATATATTATTAAAAAATAATATTTATTTAGGTAAATTACTAAAAAAATATACATATAACTATAAAATTATTGATGATAAAGCAGTAATAAAAATTATGAATTTATTAATAACAAATATAGATGATTTAGATGATAGATTGATAAAAGTAAATGATAAAAATAAAAGTTTAAAAATGTCATTTTATTCATAACAAAAATTCGGTTTAAAAACAATTTAACTAATATATATATCCAAATGGGAATTAAAAATTTAAGAGTTATATTAAATCAAAAGTGTAGAAATGCAATCAATGTTAGAAAACTAACATGTTATGCAGGTATGAAAATAGGTATTGATTTATCAATATTTTTATATAAATATTTATATAATAATGGAGATCATATTGAAGGATTAACTAGATTAATATTGAGATTATTAAAAAATCAAATTACACCATTATTTGTATTTGATGGTAAACCTCCAAAAGAAAAAGATGAAACTATTCAAGAAAGAAAGGAAAAAAAAGAATATTTATCAATAAAAAAAAACATTATTGATAATTGTATCATTATGGAAAAAGATGATTTCCAAACTTTTAAAACAAATGTAAATAATATAATTGAAAAAACAAATAATGAAGCATTTATAATGGATGAAACAGAATTAAAATTATTATATGATAAAACAACAGATGAGTTAGAAAAAGAATCTGATAAAATTACTAGAAAAATAATTCATGTTACATCACAACATATAGAAAGTTGTAAAAAATTATTTGATTTATTTGGAATTAAATATATTCATGAACAATGTGAAGCAGAATCATTGATAGCAGTATTATGTAAGGAAAAATTAATAGATGCATGTATTTCAGAAGATACTGATATATTAGCAAATGGAGGATTTATATTTTTAAGAGATTTTAATGCAGATAAAAACACTATAGAAGAATATTGTTTAGAAGGTATATTAAATGGTTTAGAAATGACACAAGAACAATTTATTGATATGTGTATTTTATGTGGATGTGATTATACAACAAAAATTAATGGAATGGGGCCTATTAATGCTCATAAACTTATATTAAAATATAAAAATATTGAAACTGTTATTGAAAATAATACAAAATATGTTATACCTAATAATTTTAATTATCAAAAATCACGAGAACTATTTAAAAATCCGATTGATAAAAATATATTAAATAAAATAGATAAAAATATATGTTTAAATGTTGCTAATTCGGATGAATTAAAAATATTTTTAAAAAATAGTAAATTAAAAGAAAAATATTTTGATGAAATTGAAAAAAATATTATGAATTATTATTTAAATATTGAAGGTGTTAATCAAATTGTTAAAGAATTAAATACTAATACTAAAAATAAAAAAATTAAAGTTAACAACAATAAAAAAATAACTGATTTTTTTTCAAATAAGATATAGAAAAAAAAGTTTTTAACCATGTATTTTCCTTCACATACGTTTTGGAAAATAACCTTAAACTTACGCTAAAGCTCCAGTTTACTATATATTTTCCTTCACATACGTTTTGGAAAATAACCTTAAACTTACGCTAAAGCTCCAGTTTACTATATATTTTCCTTCACATACGTTTTGGAAAATAACCTTAAACTTACGCTAAAGCTCCAGTTTACT